GACATATCGTTTGAGACAGAAAATAGACTTATCGTTTTAACAACTAATTCTGCGAACAGTTCGATATCATTACCGATCTCGAATTTTTTAACGGCTGACGTTTCCGGTTCAGAACTCTGAATACAAATTGAGCTGTCGCCATCTCCAAGAGAGTAGTGAAATTCTGTTTCTCCAATACTTGCTATAATTTCAAACATTGCTTCCAGTCCAGTTGTATATCGGTAAAGCAACTCTGGGCTTGTCTGATCAATACAAACTGAACTATCTCCCGATTCAAAACCATGTTTCTGAAAGTCAAGGTCATCCGCTCCCAAAACCGTCTGAGTCTGCATCACATCAAAAATACGCTTTTGCTCTGCCAGGCTTTTTGCCAAAACAACCATTGCACTTTTAGACTCACCCAAAGAACTTTTGGCATATGCAAATGGCTGGTTTACTTGTACACCGACTTGATCTTCCAGAGCAAAGAAACTCAAAGCAAGCAGCGGAAGATTGGGGATGTCCAACTCCATCGCTGCTTGCTTTAATTCATTTTGGTATCTTGTTGTGAGTACAGCGCTTGCATCCAAACAGACTTGATTTTCAATCTTTTCATAAACCGTAGCCAGCATATCGTCAATTTCTGATACGAGTACGGATTGATTGGCAATCGCAATCTTTTTCTGCATAGTAAAATAAGACACTAACGCTTGCAAAACAATTCTGTTTACAGCGGATACACCATCACGAAATGGGAGGGAGTAAACGATGATTTTACCTTCAGTTAAACGCTGTTTAAGGAAAATATCGTACTCCTTCATATTCTATCCTCCTTATGTAGATGGGTTGACCACAGACAAATTCAGAGATCCCAACTTAATGGTCATAATGGTTGCGGCCTCGACCTTACGACTTGCAGACAGCTCGCCATACATCAATAGGTTTCCTTCAGTCAAAGCATCATAGATTACAAAATGCGTCATAGTTCCCCATTCTGCCGTACTCTCTGCAAAATCGATTGCGGCAGTATTGGTCACAACACCGTTGAGCGGAGCACTCAAAGAAGTTAGCTCAACACGAGCATAACCAGTCCCCTCCTCCGGCTCTACCACGCCCGAGCCGTCCAAACTGGGAGCGGCGCTACTCAGACCCAAATAATATTTGGTTGGAATCGCCGGCGTCTTCTGAGAACCGAACACATTACCTGAAACAAGATTCAAA